TGATTAGCCATTATAGATAGACCAGAACTAATTGATGCATCAAACTTAGTCCTGTTATTTATATCAAACTTTGCCCAGTCTTCAAGGGCTCTAGTGAATAACATCTGCCCCATCTCGTCAGAAGGTCTGTATGTAGACTCCATGTCTATACCAACATACTTCTCTATATAAGACTCAATAGAAGACGCATGAGACTGTTTTACATCTTCACTGGTGTTAGGTATACCCCCAAGCTCTCTCTCTGTCTTAGATAGCTTGTTATACGCTTTGTCAGGTCTATTCAAGCTGAATCCCCTGTACCCCCTATTCTTTAAATGATATAATAGTCTAGGCTTGTTATTCTCTGCAAGTATAGGCATACCGTAAAATACGATAGCCATAAGAACCTCTTCAAAAAATATCTCAGCAGTCTGAGGTCTTGCGACATACTGAAGAAAAAACTCATTGCTTGGAGCCTCATCCATATTGAACTTGGTGCATCCGTGAAGTGCACCATTAGATCCCCTTCCACCAACAGTGCCACTTATGTCGTAGCTGTCACATCCAAAGGAACCTATATGTTCATTTCCTGGGTGTTTAACTCCGTTCTTTGTAATAACATTATTTTGTAATGCAACTGAAGGTATCCAAGATATAAGAAATCTCCCCCTGTCGTCAGGTGTCCATATTACTTTAGAGTCCTTTGCACCGTCCTTCCAATGAAAGGATCCCCTAGTTAGAACATGTTTCTTAATCAAAGAGTCATTGTAATCTATCTGCTGATATATCTTTGTAAGATTAAATATAGATTCCTTACTCTCGTCTCTAAATGCATGTGACTCAGTTCTAGGGAATTGTCTGTAGAATTCATTCAAAGCATCGGCATCACCCTTTAGAGAGTCCACCTCCCCTTCCCAGTAGTCTATCGCTCCACCAGATATCATTTCGCCATCAACACCCATTACAGGTTTTTCTGGAGTTCTAAGGACAGGCATGCCATATAGGTCTATAAACCCCTCCATATTAAACTCCATAGGAATAAAAAGTGAATACATACCACTCTTGGTTTGCCCGTTCCTATTTCTTGAGGTAACCCTAGAATCGTTGTAAAGTCTTTTGTACTGCTCACCTCCCTTAGCTAATGCATTACAAGTAGACCCCATAAGACACTTACCTATTATTTTACTACCCAATCTAAGGCAGGTCTTAGTTACCCTCCAATTATTCTGTATGTCATTTGGCTTAGTCCATTTTCCACTTTCATCATGAACAAGAAGTAATAGCTTCTCACCATCATAAGAATTGTCATCCGTATTCTTCCAATCTATTGTTGTGTCTAGACCCCGTATATCATCATTCCTGATAATAGACATATTCTTTTTAGTTATTTTAGAGGCAGGTATTCTGAACGCAAGCTCAGTCTTAGGCTTGTCCATACCGTCTTGTATAGGTTTAAAAAAGAATGGTAGTTTATTAGCTATAGGAACAACCTTGTTTGTGAACATCTTCTTTGCATCTGGCCCAGTCTTTGATAGTATACCCACCCTTGAATCGTTAGCCAAGCTTCCCACATTAACACACTCGGATGATCCCATAAATGAAAACCCAGAACGCCTTATCTTAAGGTATATCATTCCGAAACTCCTGTTGTCAACCCTACATGCTTCCCAATATAAATATAATATCCTGTTAGCTTCACGGTAGTCTGGGTATCCTACATCTATAGATGACCACTGTAGGTACATATAGTGTGCCCCTGTTATATAGGTAGGCTCCCCATTGTTCATGAACCAGTACCCATACTCCCTGTTGTCAAACTCGTTCTCAATATAATCAACCCACTTGGTCTTAAATTCAGACGGTCTTTCATTCCAATGGAATATAGACTGTATCCTTTTTAATTGTTCTGGTAAATCTTCTCTTTTCCAATGTTGCTCAGACTTCTTTGAGCTTGTCTTCTTGATTGACTTTGGTTTCTTAGGTAGTCCTATATAAAGCCCTTGTATGTTATATATATCTCCAAGGGTTCCATCCTTAGAAATTATAACTATATCGTACTTCTCATTGTATCCACAGACCCAACTCTTAGCAGAGTTTTTCCTATTTAAAACGCTGCTAGGTATTATATCGTAAACTACAGTGTGTAAACTATTTATTTGCCCTTCGCTCTGCAAACCCTCCAGTGTGTTTTTTATTCTCGTTTGAATTATCCATTAACTCTTCCTCAGACTGCATTCTACTAAGTATCTCTAACGCATCAAATATAGCTAACTTCTTAGTGGCTGCCGCATTCTTTAATCTATCAGCTGCCAAGTCATCCTCTGGGTCATGCTTTATAATATCCTCTTCAGCGACTTTTATCAATTGCTCAACAGCTTTCCTTCCAGCGTTTATTATTCTCCTCTTTAGTTCTACAGTATTATCCATTAATCTTAATAGTTATGTGTTTATCAAACATTCTATAAAGCTTCTCCCCATCGACTTCAAACTCATACTCTGTATCTGGCCTAAAACCAACAATGTCCCCGTCATTAATACCAACGCTTCTAAGTCTATCATTTGAGTGAACCACCTCGCCAGTTAATTCCTGTTCGGATTTATTTTCTAGTAGGTATCCTTGCTGGTACTTAATAGGTTTAACAAAACAAAAATTATTACAAGCATTCCATTTACCATCACGCTTGTACATATAGTACTGACCCTCATCTATAAAGAACAGGTCATCAATAAAATAACTCTTACCGCTTCTTTCAACACCATGAATATCATTGTAAAACTTAAACACATTGTGATGTACAAGTATTATGTCTCCTTGAATTATTGGGCCGTCATATGTTAACGGAACCTCTATTACCTCTGCTAAACGGTTTGATACCTTATGATCTTCCTTTGAAGAGCTGATTATAAAATCAATCCCCCCAAAATCTTTCACATTAGAATACCGCCTACCGCCTACAGGTTTAACTATAAAGCTGTATGGTGATCTCATATTTTATTTATGCACCACAACCAATACACTCAACATAAGAGTCGGTAGGTCTGACACCATTTAATTTCATTTCAATATTATGTATCTTATCCGCTAAATCTATAGACTCAATAAAATCTTTAACATCTTTTTTTCTAACTTTTAATAACTCAACCTCCTTAATTAATACTTCTCTCTCCTGTTCAGTCATTACCTTTAAAAATTAATGTTGTACTCAATAGACATAGGTATTGTATGGTTAAATTTTTTCCATAAAACAACCTCTTGTTTTTCATTCTCTATCCAAATCTTAACACTATTAGTATCGATATCACTTAATATTAAATGAATCCTGTGAGAATTACCAAGAACAGGTTGTCCAACTATGTAGTGCATAGAAGCCTTGTAGTCTGAACCAATAGATACCTTTCTTATGTCCATTATATTTATTTTTATTTACCCTAACTTCCAAATAGTAAGAGCAGATGACGGAGCGTCATCCCAAGTACTTAGTGTGGTTGTAGGGTAAAGACCTCCTTGATCCACACCTGAACTATCTCTTAGAATCTCAAACGTTAACACCGTCCCTGGAGTTGATATTCTTATAGGGAATGATAATGTCTCAGGTGTTGTAATCCCTACTGTTGATAAAGATATAGCACCTACAGAATTAACCTGTGAGCCGTCTATTAAATACCTGAATAGCATAGTTGACATACCGCCTGATGAACCTACTCGTGATAGGAAGCCTACTGCGTTTACGAAATAAACCCCTGCATCATTAAAAGTTATATCACCAAGTCCCGATACCATAACAGGGTCTGAGCCTGTTCCTGTGCCTGAACCAAAGTTTACCTGAAGCGCAGTGTCAAGACCACCTGGGGCTTGATTTGAAGAGGAAGAGGCATGAAGAACTTGGGCTATTAATGGTGAGGATGCTGTAACCCATAGCGGAAGCCCTAAAGCGTCTGAGCCTAAAATTTTTGTGCTGTCATTTGTTGCTCCCACTGAGTCAGTAAGAGTCCCGTTCAATGTTAGGTCGCCTCCTGTCTTAAGCTTTAAGTTATCAGCTTCAGAGTAAGATGAACCCGTAGTCATATTAAATGGTGTCGTAGATGTGTTTCCTGTATCTAAAACAGCCTGAAGTGTGTTAGCAGTTGACAACCCTAGTATATCACCAATCGTGTAGTTTTTTGTGATATTGCTATCACTAACGTCTGTCCCTATAACTTTATCTGTAATTGTAGGTGTTCCATCTATTGCATACGTGCTTATCTTTCCCATTACGGTTTATTTTTTGTTTGTTAATTCTCCTGTTTGCATATTAATAACTGAATCTTCCCCATACTTTTTGATTAACTTTTTCTCAATCTCAGTAAACTGAGTCTTGATTACTTCAATCTTTTTTACTAAATCCATCTTTGATAACTCTAAGTCACCTATTGATAATCTAGTTTTAGAAAATTCAGTGTTCAATGTTTGCAGCTTTTCTAATTCTGCGTTTGTTACCTTTTTCATTGTATTATATTTTTTACAAATATACAAGAAAAAAATCAAACAATCTATATATCCTTATATTCGGACTTCGCATCAAATGA